CGCAGATCGGATTGCCCGACATTCGCGACACGGATAGCCATCAGCCGTTCACCACTGCAAGGCCGGCCTCGTCACTGCTGGTGGCAGTGGTTTCAACCAGCACGAAATAGGCACCCGCAGGCGCATTGATGGGCGTGAGCGTGCCAACCATCACCGGGTTCCACGCGGTCGCAACGCTGGTGCCCGCCAGCGTGAAATCGGCCTGCCCCTGCGGTGGCGCGGGCACATAGCGCGCCCCGCCGATGGCGCCGATCCGGCCAACGTAGCCAATCAACCCGATCATCAGGCCACCGGCATAATGGTCAGGCTGCCATCGCTGGCGCCGTCGCGGATGAAGCTGACGAATTGCCCGCTGGTCAGCCGCAGGTGGAATTTTTCATCGGCGGCCAGCGGGATCGATCCGGGGCCGATGCTGGCGCTCACCGCGCTGTCACCCACCCGGAAGAAGCCGCGCACACTGGCGTGCAGCAGCACTTCGCTGGCAACCACCGCCGTCGATCGCACCTGCCCACTGCCGGCCGTCGTCAACCGTTGCCCGCTGGCATACAGATAGGCACGGGTGGCGGTGGCGAGCGTCTGCACCGTCACCGGCAGGCGCGAACCTTCGGAATCGGCCACGGCAATGGCGCTGTTGTCGGCGCCAAAGGCCAGTTTGGCATAAGGAAAATGCACCCCGCCCACCTCGTCGGTGGCAAAGGCGATGCCGCCAGCAGGAGCGATGATATTGTCGGGCATGAGAGGTCTCCTCCCCGGCGGCAACCCGCCGGAGCTTGTGAACGCTGGTAGGAAAAGGGGTGGGCGCTGCCGTTTGGGGGGAACGGCAGCGCCCCTTCATCCGCGGTTAGACGGAGAAGCGCATCAGCTTGATCGCCCGGCTGTCCAGCACGGTGCCGCCCACGCGGCGGGTGGCATAGAAATGCACATAGGGCTTGTTGCTGTACGGATCCTTCAGCACCGTGGTCTCGGCACGCTGGCTGATCAGGTAACCGGCCTGGAAATTGCCGAAGGCGATCGAAAGGCTGTCGGCCGCCACATCGGGCATCGCATCCACTTCCACCACGCGATGGCCCAGCAGCGTCTGCGGCTGTTCCGGGCCCAGGCCCGGCTGCCAGATGAAGGCGCCATCGGTGGTCTTGAACTTGCGGATGCGCGCCAGCGTGGCGCTGTTCATCACCCACACCGCACCCTGGCGATAGGGGCTGGCCAGCGCGTGCACCATATCGATCAGGCGATCCTGCGGGTTGGTCGCCGCGAAATTGCCGGCTGCCCCCGAGGTAATGAACTGCAGCGTGCCGAACGGCCGCGTCAGATCCGCCGTGGCGGCGGTAGGTGCCGTCAGGAAACCGCGCGGCTTGTTCACGCCGTCACCGGTGACGAACGCCACACCTTCGGCGCGCGCAAACTCGCGGCCGATCTCCTCGCCCAGCCAGGCTTCCACATTGAAGCCGGCATCATCCAGCATCGCCTGGCTGGCGGCCGGATTGGCATAAAGCTCACCCATCGGCGGAGCGATTTCCGAAAAGTTCGGCGTTTCCGTTTCCGGGCGCGCCTGCGTTTCCGAAACCCAGCCCGAAACCACGCCGCTGGTGGTGATCAGCCGGCGATAGGCAGACGAACCGATATCGACCACCTGGGCAATGCTGCGGATCGGCGAAGCGGCCAGCAACACGCGGTTGATGACGGCATCGATTTCCAGCGGCACACCCAGGCCGCCCTTGGCCGGCGGCGTGATGGTGACCGCCTTGGCCTCCAGCGCCGGGCGCGTCAGCGGTGTTTCCACCACGGGCGACGCCATTTCAGCACGATTTTCTGGCGCATCGAACACAGCGGCCAGCGGATCAGTCTTCAGTTCAAGCATCCTCATTCTCCTCTTGCCAGCCCAGCACCTGTGCCTCCCGTTGCATCGGGAAGGTCACCAGTGACACTTCAACAAGTTCGATCCGCTCAAGGCGGCGGCCGCCCCGGGTCGGGCTGGCCGCCTTGACCCGGTATCCAAAACTCAATCCCGAAAGCGCGCCGGCCTGCACCAGCGCCGCGGCCTCGGCCCCGCGCCCCTGCGGCACGATCCGCGCCGTTATCGCCAAGCCACGGGCATCTTCCCTCAGGCTGTCAACAAACCCGATTGGTTCATGCGGCTGGTGTTGCCACAGCAAGGGGATGGGTGCTGCCGCTCCGGCAAAGGCGCCGGGCATCACCACGTCGCCACCCTTGTCGGGCACGGCAAACACGCTGGCATAACCAGCGATGCGCAGCGCCGCGCTCATGGCTTTTCACCCTGCAGCAGCCCCAGCTTGAAACTCAGCCCCAGCAGCAGCAACGCCACGATGGAGCGCATCAGCCACCCGACAAAGCTGCGCAGCGCCGATTTCTTCACGTCACGCCAGCCCTGCACCAGTTCGCGCAGTTCCTGGATGTCGTGCCCGGCTTTCTCGTCCATCAGGCCCAGCCGTTTCTACGCTCGGGCCGCGCCCGCCTCGGCGGCTTCTTCCACGATCGCCTGCAGCGTCACGCGCGCGGCGCCCTGGCTTTCTGCCTGCGCCACCAATCCTTCCAAGATACCCGTCATTGGCCATCCTCCAGGCCCAGGATGCGCCGCTTTTCAGCGGGATCGAGGAAATCAGCCGCGCTCACCTGCGCCCACAACCGTTCCCGATCTTCCGACAGGGCGGGAACAGCATCACGATCCACTTTCAGCACCAGGCCGGGCCACCACCATTGCAGGTGCATCGCCAGCGCGGTGAGCACCCGGGTGAGCAGCGGCAGCAGCGTCAACCGCCACAGCGCCACATTGGCTTCGCGATAATTGGCGTAGGTATTGTCGCCCTTCATGCCGAGCAGCAGGGGCGGCACGCCCAGCGCCAACGCGATGTCCCGCGCCGCCGCCTCGCGCATGCCGGCAAAATCCATCTCCGCTGGCGACAGGCTGAGCGCCTGCCAGCTCAGCCCCCCTTCCAGCAGCATCGGCCGCCCGGCATTGGCGGCCCCGGCAAACGCAGCTTCCATCTCCGCCTTCAGCCGCTGGAACTGATCCGGGCTCAGCGTCGATCCATCACCAGGCTGGTACACCAGCGCGCCACTGGGCCGTGCTGCATTGTCGAGCAGCGCCTTGTTCCAGCGCGTCGCCGCATTGTGCACCGCCACCGCCGCCGAAGCCGCACCCAGGCAGCCGGCGCCGTGATGATCATCAGTCGGATGAAAGCTCCGAATGTGCAGCAGGCCACCGTTCGCCCCCACCGGATAGCGCCGCAAAGCGGTGCCCGCCCGATAGACGTGCGCCGCCGGCCAGCCTTCGCCATCCACCTCGATGCTCACCCGTTCCGGGCGCAGCGCAAACAGCGCCGCCGGCAGGCCATCGGCGCCGACCGCCACGTCGATATAGGCATTGCCGTGCAGCAGCATATGCCCCGCCAGCGTTTCCAGCAGGCCTGGCCCGGACGCGCCAAAGCCGCAGCTGTGCAGCAGCGCCAGCGCCGGGTGATCGCCCGGCGAACTGACCACCGGCGCACCGCCGGCACTCTCGGTCACCATGCGGATGGCCCGCGCCGCCACCGGGTTGGCCAGGAACGCCGCCTGCACCTGGCCGGCATAGCTGCCGCCTTCGTCCACCAGCGGGGTGGCCCATGATGGAATGCGCGGGCCCGCCACAGGCGCAGCAGATTTCGTCCGCAAGAACGGCAATCGCATGAGCACTAACCTTTCAGGTTCAAAGATTGCGAATGGTCGGCAGCCCGGCCCGGTCCGCCAGCAACAGCGCGGTCAACGCCCACACACAGGCATCGGCCCGGTCAGGCGACGCCCCCGGCCCGGTATAGCGGCCATCGGCGAGCAGCCCGCAGAGTTGATCCTCCAGCGCCGGAAACACCCCGGCATGAAACACCCGGCCTTCGCCGTACAATGCCGCCACCGGTTCGGCTCTGGCGACCTTGCCGCGGCTGGCGCGCACGGTGAGCACCGGCAACGCGGCATCCACCGATTTCAACGTTGCCACCACCATGTCACCGCCCTGGTTCACCTCGGCAATCACCCGGTCTGCCTGCCAGCGATCGGCGGCCTTCACCACGGCCCGCGCCCATTGTTCGGGGCGCTGCCCGGTGACGCTGGCATCATCCAGCAGCCAGGCACGGCCATCAGTTCCAAGCGCCGCGACCACGATCCCGCAGGTGCCGCCGGCGGCCGGCGGATCAACACCCACCACCACGCGGGCCACGCCCTGCACCATCGCCGCCCGTTGCCGCTCGATCAACGCGCGGGTCCACAAGGCGCCGGCCAGATCATCCACGATTTCGCCCGCAAGTTCCTGCCGTCCCGTCGCCGTGCCGCCAAAGCGCTTCTCCATACGTGCCAAATAGGTTTTCGGCAGATTGGCTTCATTGTCCGCCGTGTGGCCGCGCGTCACCACCACCCCGGCTTCCGATATCAACGCCTTCAACCAGGCCAAAGGCAGCGGCGTCGTGGTGAGCAGGATCTGCGGCAGAGCGCCCAGCCGGGTTGCCATGCGCAGGTTCATCACCGTGTCCTCACCGCCCGGCCAATGGGCAAATTCATCGCCCCAGGCATAATCAAACTGCCCGCCGCGCAGGCTATTGGGCTCCGCCCCCGAATAGAGCCGGGCTTCACTGCCATTGCCCCACAACAGGCGCTTGGCGCTGGGCTGCCAGGTGAGCTTCTGCCCCGGCGGCAGGCGCGCCAACAGACCGGAATCACCTTCCACCATCACGGCGCGGGCCACATCCAGCGTGGGCGCCACCAGCGCAATGCGGCGCGGCCGTGTGCCAGCAGCACGGGCATGAACCCATTCGGCACCCGCATGGGTCTTGCCGAAACCACGCCCGGCCAGGATCACCCAGATGCCCCAATCCCCTGCGGGTGGGCGTTGCGCCGGGCGCAGGCTGCCAGGCCCCATCAACCATTCCAGCATGGCCGCTTCGCCGTGCCGCCGCCACACCCGGCGGCGAACATCCATCGGCAGGGCCCGAAAAAGCTCAATCAGAGGAAGGCCATCGCCCGCATCCGCCATCAGGCACACTCCGGCTGCGCCGGCAGCAACCGGTCTTCCGTCGGGGGAAAATGCTCAGCCGGCCGAACCGGCAAGACTCATTTGTCGGTATCGTTCAAGCCGGCCAACGCCCGCAATTCTGCCCGCAGGCGCGCGGCTCCGGCACCATCATAGGGCTTGGCCGCGCCTTTGTGCGTCACCGGCTTGTCACGACGGCCCACAATGGCCAGCGCCAGCCGCGTATCGATCTTGCCATCCTTGTCGGCCAACTGGCCAAGCAGTGCCGCCAACACCCGGCTTTCCACCCGTTCCCAGGCATATTGGACGGCCGCCAGCCATTCGGTGGCAAAGGCCGGATCGGCATCGCGGTGACGGAACAGCACGAACAGCGGCAGGCCCAGTTGATCGGCGGCAACGGCCGGATCGCCATGGCGGGCCAGCAGTTCCAGAAAGGCCATGCGATCCTTGCGGCTGCCCACCAGGCGCCGCGCCTCGCGGGTGCCCGGCCGATGACGGTTCCGTTCGCCTGAGCGATCGCGCTGCTTGGGGGCAGGGCCGACGATTTCCGTCGACAGATAGGCGTCACCAGCCATCGCCGGCGCGACAAGCGCATCAAGCATGCAAAAGGCTCCTGGAAGGCGGCGGCTTCAGCCCTGTTCAGGCCGATTCCGCAGGCATGCCGTATTGATAACCAAAAGCGTTACGCTTGTCAATATAAATGTGCCGATTTGGTTATTTTATCCAGTGTCGCTACAACCTCTGCTGCAAAGCGCGGCATCGGGAACGGCGCGGCCGGCAGATCGAAGCCGCGCCGGATCACGATGATGTTCCGCCCCGGCACAATCACCGCATACTGCCCGCGATTACCGTTCATCGCATAGGTGCCCGCTGGCAGCGCGGGCACCGCATCATGCGCGCCCAGCCCGCCCCAGCGCCAGAAGCCGGCGCCATAACCTTCCGGGCGGCCCTGCGGCTGGGTCATCGTCGCGGCTTCCACGAAGGCCGGCCAGTTGGGCGGCAGCAGTTGCTCGCCGCCAACCCGCCCGCCGTTCTGATACAGCAGCGCCAGCCGCGCCAGATCGCGCGCCGTCATCCACACCTGGCTGGACAGCACGAAATCGCCCTGCCAGTCCGTCTCCGGCGTGGTGCGGGTCATCCCCAGCGGCCAGAGCAGTTCGGTGAACGGAAAGGCCAGCGCTGCGTGCTTGCCGCCATCGCGCCCCAACGTGCGCGACAACGCCAGCCCGGCCAACATGATGTCATTATTGCTGTAATTGAAATGGCTGCCCGGCGCATGCTCCAGCGGCATCGTCGCCGCCGTTTGCGCCACCAAGGCACCGCCCACATACACTTCATCGGTGCGATTGCCCGGCCCGGCCGTCCACAGCCCGCTGTTCATGCGCAGCAGCTGGTTCCAGGTGATGGCAGCACGCGGATCGTTCGGCGCCTGCCATTGCGGCACCGGCGCCGGCTGGTTCACATCCACCAGCCCCCGCTGCACGGCGCGACCCACCAGTGTGGCGGTCAGCGATTTGGCCACGCTCCACGTGCGCTGTGGTGTGTGCATCGTCCAGCCGTCGCGATAGCGTTCGGCGATGATCTTGCCATCTTTCAGCACGATCACCGCCGTGGTGCGATCACTGGAAAAGGCGGTGGCGACCACTTCATCAAGCGCGGCGCGGGCCTTGCGCTTTTTCAAGGGCTGCACCGCGCCAGCATCGCCCAGCGGCCAGGCCATGGCATCAGTCGCCGTCAGGTCAGGCGCTGTCAGGCCCGGCACCAGCTTGGGCAGCGCGGATGCGGCCTCCGGCCCGGCGCCTGGCGGCAGTTGCGCACAGCCCAGCAAGGGCCGCCACGCCGCGATGCGCGGCGGCATGGTATCGGCAAAACGAACCGATACGGTTCGTGCTGCTTCGTCGATCGTTGCGGGCGGCATGGCCACGCTGTCCTGATATTCGCGGTAGATACCAGTCAGATCATCGCGAGTGATGCTGGCGACATCCTGCCCGGCATTCCAGCGCCCGGAACACAGGAACGCCGCCTTGTAACCGGCTGCCAGCGCCAATTTGTGCGGATCGTCCGCCGCCGCAGCCGCCGGGGCCGCCAGCAAGGCCAGCGCGATGAATGCCTGCTTCATGCCATCAAGGCTCCCCACACGCCGGCCATCAACATCCCGGCGCGCATGTCGCCCACGGTGGTGCCGGCCATCTTGTTCATCACGTAAGACATGCACAGCCGGGCATCCATGTCGCACACCACCAGGCTGCCGCCATAGCCGCCCCAGAAGATGGTATTGGGGTTGGGCATCGGGCGCGTTGGGCCCGCCAGGCCATAGCCCATGCCATAGCGCACCGGCATGTTCAGCACCTGATCATGGCCTTCGATCTGCAGTTCCAGCGCCTTCTTCACGCCCGCCTCGCTCAGCAAGCGCTTGCCGCCGGCCACACCGCCGTTGGCCATCAGCGTCTGCACCGCCGCCACGCTGCGCGCATTGCCATGGCCGCCCGCCGCCGGAATCTCCGCCGCCCGCCACGCCCTGGTGCGGGTTTCAAGCGGGTTGATCGGCGGATTGGTCGCCATGTTCTTCGCCAGCGCCGATTGCGGCCCATCGCTGATCGAAGCGCCCTGCGGTGGCGGCACCAGATCGGCGACGCGGTGATCGTGCGCCGCATCCAGCCCGATGTGGAAATCGGCGCCCAACGGCCCGGCGAGTTGTTCGGCAAAGACCGTGCCCAGCGTTTTGCCCGTTATGCGCCGCACTACTTCACCCACAAGATAACCCTGCGTCACCGCATGATAGCCGGGCGCGGTGCCCGGCTCCCAGAACGGCGCCTGTGCAGCGAGCCGGCTGGTGACCAGTTCCCAATCATAAAGATCAGCCGGCTGCATCGGTTCATGAAAGCCCGACAGGCCGGCGGCGTGGCTCATCAGATGCGCCACCGTCACGTCCTGCTTGCCGGCTGCGGCAAACTCCGGCCAGTAATGCGCCACCTTCTCCTCGAACTTCAACGCGCCCTGGTCCGCCAGCCACAACGCGGTCAGCGCCGTCATCGTCTTGGTGGTGGAATAGACGTTGACGATGGTATCCTGTTCCCAGGGCCGCGTCTGTTCGGCATCGGCCCAGCCGCCCCACAGATCGATCACCGGTTCACCATCAATCGTGGCGGCGAAACTGGCGCCCAGATCGTCGCCGCGCGCGAAGGCCGCGGCAAAGGCGCCGCGCACGGCTTCGAATTTGGGATGCACAAAACCCTGCACGTCACTCATGTCACCATCTCCTCGGGCAGGGGCGAAGGCCCCACCAGTTCACGATAAAGTTTCAGCGCATATCGGTCTGTCATGCCAGCCACGAAATCGCCAACATGGCGCGCACGCGCCGGCTCTTCGGCCGGGCATGTCGCGGCCCAATCGCCCGGCAACTGTGCCGGATTGGCGTGCAGCGCGGCAAACAGCCCTTCCACCACCGCTTCCGATGGATCGCGCAGCCGCGCCACCGCCGGCGCGCGGTACATATGTTCGCGCAGGAACGCCTTCAGCCCCCGCACCTCGGCCGACAGCCCGTCTGAAAGGCCCGCAATCGTGTGGCCGGCGCCGCGAATATCCTCAACGCAAGCCGCATCAATCGCCGCCAGCCGGGCGCGCGTGGTGCTGAGCAGATCCGTCACCATCCGCCCCATCTGTTCGCGAACAAGCTCGGGCACCAGCCGCCGCCGCGCCGAAATGCCGGGCCAGCGCCGCGTGACCGCCGCCCAGCAATCAGCGACGAACGGGACTGCAGCCACCACATCCTCGATCCCGAACAGGCCGGCGCGGATGCCATCATCCAGATCGTGATTGTCATAGGCGATATCATCGGCAATGGCGGCGATCTGCGCTTCCAGCCCGGCATGGCTGGCCAGATCCAAGGGCCAGGCTGCATCCACGCCGGCCAGCGCCCAGCCCGGCTCGTAAATCGGCCCATTGTGCTTGGCCAGGCCCTCCAGCGTTTCCCACGTCAGGTTCAGGCCATCGAAACCGGGGTGTCGGCATTCCAGTTTCGTCACGATGCGCAGGGCGTGGCCGTTGTGATCAAAACCGCCCCACGGCGCCATCACCCGTTCCAGCGCATCTTCACCGCTATGCCCGAACGGCGGGTGGCCCAGATCATGCGCCAGCGCCAGCGCCTCGGTCAGGTCTTCATCCACACCCAGCGCGCGGGCGAGACTGCGCGCGATCTGCGCGACTTCCAGGCTGTGCGTGAGCCGCACGCGAAAATGATCGCCATCGGGGGCCACGAACACCTGCGTCTTGTAGCGCAGCCGCCGGAACGCGCCGGCATGGATGATGCGGTCACGATCGCGCGCAAACGGGCTGCGTGTGGCGGATGGCGCTTCGCGGTGGAGGCGGCCGCGCGAGGATTGCCAGTGGGTGGCGTAGGGGGCGAGCGTCACCAGCACCCCTCTCCCGGGCCGGCGCTGCGCGCCGTCTCTCGACCTCTCCCACAAGGGGAGAGGTGAATTTTTGCCACCTCTCCCCTTGTGGGAGAGGTCGACTCGCGCGCAGCGCGGCGGGAGAGGGGTTGCCCCCTCACTTCACCGTGCCGCCCGCCTTCAACGCCGCCACGCGGCCGCCGTCATAGCCCAGCTCCGCCAATATCGCATCTGTATCCGCTGCCTTCGTCATCCGCGGCGCATCACTCACCGTCGCGGAATAGCGCGGCGCCGGGGCCGGCTGCATCACGCCATCGGCTTCCACAAAGGTGCCGCGCGCGGCGTTGTGCGGGTGGTGCGGCGCTTCGGCCATGCTCAGCACGGGCGCAAAGCACACGTCGGTCATCTCCATGTCCGCACACCAGTCATCGCGGGTGCGCGTCTTGAACAGCGCCGTCAGCCGCTCCTTCAACGCCGGCCACTGCGCCGAATTCATCTGCGCGGCAAAATCCGCATCATCCTTCAGCCCGGTCTTTTCCAGCAGCAGCGCATAGAATTGCGGTTCCAGGCTGCCGATGCTGATCCATTTGCCGTCGGCGCATTCATAAGTGTCATACATGTGCGCGCCGGTGTCGAGCAGGTTCACCCCGCGCTCGTCCTTCCAGATGCCGTTGGCGCGGAAGCCCCAGATCATCGCCATCAACGCGGCGGCACCATCGGTCATCGCGCAATCGATCACCTGGCCCTGGCCAGTGGTTTTCGCGTGCAGCAGCGCCGAAACCATGCCGAACGCCAGCATCATGCCACCGCCGCCGAAATCGCCGACCATGTTGATCGGCGGCGTCGGCTTGTCCCCAGCGCGGCCATAGGCATGCAGGGCGCCGGCCAGCGCGATATAGTTGATGTCGTGGCCCGCCGCGTTGGCATAAGGCCCGAACTGGCCCCAACCCGTCATCCGGCCATAAACCAGCTTCGGGTTCACCGCATGGCACTCCGCCGGCCCCAGCCCCAGCCGCTCGGTCACGCCCGGCCGAAAGCCTTCGAACAACGCATCGGCGCTCTTCACCAGATCCAGCACCAGCGCCTTGCCTTCGGCACTCTTCAAATCAACGCAAATCACCCGCCGGCCGCGCAGCAGCGGATCGCGGGCATCGATCCGCGCACCGGGGCGGTCCACGCGGATCACCTCTGCGCCGTGATCGGAAAGCATCATGCCAGCAAACGGCCCCGGCCCGATCCCGGCCAGTTCGATGATCCTGATTCCCTGCAGCGGCCCAGCCATATTCATCACTCCCCAAGCGGTTATGCCCCACCCGTGCCACGGCGAGCGGCGAAGGCCAAGCTGTTGGGGGTGGCAGGGGTGCCCCCTGCACCCGCTTGCTTTGGGGCCGCTCTTGGGCCGAGAGCCGACGGTGTCGGCTTCCGGTCTCGCACCTTGCTCAAGCGGACTTTGGTTCTCGTTGCTGCGGCATCGATCTCCGATCACGCCCGCAATAGACTGGAGCACTGCACCGCGCCGATTTTGCCGAAGGGTGCTTGACTTGCGACCGTTCCGGTTCGTTCCCCAGTTGGCCCAAATTCAGCTGTGTGCGACGGCACAGGCGTTTGCCATTTGTTGGAAGGCAGGGTGGCCATGTACAGCGCATACCCCGCATTTCCACCCCTCGGTTCCACTTCAGATCGCGCCGCCCCGAACGGTCGTGAGGTTGAGGCCGATCGCCCCGATCAGGATCAGCGCCATGAACCCGGCCTGGGCGAGGCTGATGCCCTGCCGGAACACCACCCAGCCGATCACGGCGATGGCAACAATGCCCAGACCC